CCAATTCCGCTGGTTACCGCGCCCACGCCGCCGGTTATCACCGTTGCTCCGCACAAGAGCCTAGTGCAGAAGCTAAAAGATAAGATCAAGAAGCTAGAAGGGCATTAACGTGCCGGTTGTCTACTCCATCACCGGAATCAATGCCCGTCTGAATGGGGTGGTTACAGCTATTGGAGCCAATGGCTACTTGAAATTACTGACAAATGCGGCAGTCATTCTATCTACGATCCAACTAGCCAGCCCAGCGGGGACGGTGAATGGCGGGGTTCTGACATTTACCGGAGCCTTATTGGACCCGTCGGCGGCAGTAACTGGAAACGCCTTTGAAGGAAGAATCTACGATCCGACCAACACGCTAATAATCAGTGGATTGACGGTGGGTATTCCTACCTCTGGAGCGGATATATTGTTAACAAATGGCCTCAACAGCACGCTAATTACGGCTGGACAAGTAGTTTCGTTGCTATCCGCCCAAATCACCGGGAGCTAAGCTTTGAAGATCACACCAACCACAAATGACTCTCTGCACCAGAACGGCGGGGTTAAGACCGAAGTTTCATGGTCCCCTCCATTCACTGTGGATTACGGCGGCGCACAGATAAACGGTCCACTTGGAATTCCCGCCGTAGAACAAAAGGTGAACGAGACCACACAGCCCAAGCCATTGAAGATTGCGCTTATTGGAACGGCTCCTTCATCGCGGATGCTGGCTCCTTACAGCGACCCGTCGTGGACGATCTGGGCCTGCTCGCCGGGCAACATGAAGTCTCTCCCGAGGGTTGATGAGTGGTTCGAGATTCACGGCAATATGCTGTGGCCAGAGAATAAGCATTACGGCGAGCCCTATCTGGAATGGCTCAAGCAGCAGACCTTCCCGATCCATATGCAGAGCACGCAATGGATTCCAAACGCCATTCCCCTCCCGGTAAAGGACCTCGTAAAGGAATTCGGTCCTTATTTCTTTACTTCGTCTTTTGCTTGGATGATGGCAATGGCCATACGTGCAGGGGCGCAAGAGATAGCCTTGTACGGTATCGACATGGCTTCAAGAGACGAGTATATTCTTCAGCGACCGGGTGCTTATTACTTCTTCATGGAGGCTCAGAAGCGTGGAATCAAGATGTCGGCTCCATACGAGAGTGACATTATGCAGCCTCCGGCGCTGTATGGATTCTCTGAGGTTACCCAGCTTGGACGTAAGCTTTTGGCGCGACAGACAGAAATCAACGGAAGATTAAACGGGATGCGCCCAGAACGAGACAAGTTGATCCAGAATATTACTTACCTAGAAGGCGCGGCTGAAGATTTGGACTATATTATCTCAATATTTGGCGGTGCCCAAAGTCATCTTCAAGACGAAAGTAAAGACGGGGTTTAACTAGAGCTATGACCTTTCCAAAATCTTGGTCTACTCTCCCGTACAAGATTATACTTTACCAAGCTATAAATCTTGTGAATGGTAATCGATATATTGGAATTACCAAGGCAGGTTTACATAAGAGAGCTTCTCGGCATTTTAGGACGGCAAGGCTCTTTCAGGCTGGCTCTATATTCGGCGCGGCTATCAGGAAGTACAAGCAGCGTAATATCAAGTTCTCAGTTTTGGCTGTGTGCCCAACGTGGGAGTATGCTCAAAAACTAGAGGTTGCCGCGATCTCGACCTTCAGGCCGGAATACAATATCACGGCTGGCGGCGATGGCTGTGTAGGTTATCGGCACACCGAAGAGCACAAGAAATATATGTCAAACCTTCTGAAGGGGCATAAGAATTTCTTAGGCAAGACGCACTCGCCGGAGACGATTGCGAAAATGAGAAAATCAGCTATAAGAGCAAGAGCAGAAGGACGCGGCGGATTCAAGACTGGCCATCCTCAGCCGTGGCGACATGGGCCAAAGATTGACCTTAATCTTGACGGCCAAGGATAGGAGATTCCCCGATGGCTAACTATGGCGTGTCCAATTCTACCTACCCTGCCGGTTCTGCGCAGGTAAACCTCTCGACCACTTATACACCGCTACTCTGCGTGATCGCCTCAACCGGCGGCAGCACCCAGACGGTTAGCAACCCACAGAATCTTAAGCGTAGTAGAATCTACGACATTCTGGTTGGCACCAACGCGACACCGGCTGACAACTATCTTGAGTGGGCGATTCACCGCGTTACGGCCAGCACGACTGGTGTGTGGCTGGGTGCCGTGTCCAGTGTATCCTCGGCTTACGTCCTCGACTCAGCAGACGCCGGGTTTGGCTCGCTGGTTGTCATGAACACCTCCGCTGGCTCGTCTGTGGCGGCTGGCGGCATTGGAACTCCGAAGAACGAACTCTGGTACGTCGGCATCAACCAGCGCGCATCGTATCGCTGGGTCGCCGCTCCGGGCTCCGAGATCGTGGTTCCGGCAAACTCGTCCGGCACCGGCCTGAACGGCTGTACGCTGGATGCCCGCTCTGCGGCTTACACCAACACCGCAACGGCCTCGATCATGGTCAGCGAACTGTAATCGATGCGGTCCCCCGGCGGATATGCAACGTTGCTCTCGCCGGAGCCATCGAAAGCAAATTTCGATGGTCTTCGGTGCGAGAGCATCCCCGCCGGGCTGCATGAGTCCGATACGTTTACCTGCGTTCATTGCAACAGAGTTGTCCATGTAAAGCCTCACGCCAGTATGGACGAGGTTGGCTCGATGTGCCGGAACTGCATGAAAATGGTCTGTCCTACGTGTGCTGACGGGCCGTGCGTTCCGTTTGAGAAGAAGCTTGAGGCTATGGAGCATCGGAATAGGGCGCTTCGATCCTATGGCATCTAGACGATGGAGAGTTCTAGATGCCCATTGGAACGCCGGTTTCTCTCGGGACGGTCTCTCAAGCCGATACTGCTAACACAAGCATTGCTCTCACCTTAGCCACAGCCATCGTTAAGGGTGATCTGGCTGTCGTTGCTGTATTTATCAGCGATGCCGGACAACTCACAACTGTTTCTACGGTCTCCGACGGCACCAACAATTATTCCAGAATAACTGGAACCAGCGATTCTCAGAACGACGTTGAGCTTTGGTACAAAGCCAATGCTACGGCGGTTGCCGCCGGGTCTATAACGGTTAATTTTTCAGGAACTACTTCCGGTGTGGGTCAAGGTCAATTAGTCTGTGCAGCGCGCATTCCAGCAGTTCAACTTTTAACCCCACGTTACAAAGCGGCGGCAGCCTCTGCGGCTGCAACAAACGTATCTGTCTCCAGTGGGACTCTCGTTCAGGGTTATGAGATTGCTATCGGGATGACGGCTGCCGCAAGGTCATTAACTCCGTCATATACTCAAAGTTCTGGATTCTCATCGGTTAACTTTATAGCGCCAGGAGGAAACTCTATCGGTCTGGGCATAGATTATAATAAGCTTTCTTCTACAGCTTCAGTTACTTATGATCCAATCTGGAGTGGAGGTGTTTCCATCTTTGTTGCTTCTATCCTAGCCACATTCAAGGGATTGATTACTTACATTGCATCCTCTGCTGAATATCCTCAGGAATATCAAAGAACTGGTCTGACGGGATATTAAGTCATGCCAGCCAAACGGCTTATACAATATCAAATAACCACCGAGCCCTTTCGGCAAACAGAGATTGTTACCGAGGACAAGTGGCATCAGGCGTGGTCCCAGCCCGTTAAGCGTAGCATTGCCCCGGCGTTGGCCGTGGCCCTTGCTGCTACGTCAGGACTGTTTGCTCCGGTTCTCAATCCCAGTACCCAGATCACCCAGAGCTTCGAGTCCCGCTGGCACTATCCTTGGTCCGAGCCAGTCAGGGTCAAGCCGCAAGTCCCTGTAGCCGAACAGCAGTTCATTAGCTGGATAGCTAGGGACAGCTTTGCAATTACAGGGTTTATCCCTTGGTTTGAGCCGCTCTCTGAACCCGTCAGATTCCCTAATGGATTGAAAGTCTATCTCCAGCGCTATCTGGAGGAGCCCCCGAGAGAACTGCCGCCGGTCAATGACACCGCCACAATGGCGGCAACCGAAATCAACAGTGACGTGGCCTCATTTGGTGTCAGCGTATACAATAAGGCCGCCGTTGCCAGAGTATCGATCTATGAGATTCCCGCTATTCGTGGCGGCGCTGCCGGGCTGGAGGAGACCTGATGGCCCTTGCTATTGACGGCACCCCGCAGAATTACGCCCCCGGCAATGGGACTCCCGGAACCCTGACGCTAACCTCAACGTCAGGCTATGGGAAATGCTTTTGCTTTATTCTTGCCAACACCAGCGGGTCGGTCTCCGTTTCTGGGGCCACTCTTGGCGCTCTTAATCAGAGAGCCCTTGCGAGCGCCAGCGGCAATCTCATCACTATTTTTGAGAAGAATATAAGCTCTCAAGCTCTTTCTGGTGAGGTCCTGACCATCACCGCTGCGGGTGCGACCTACATCACCGAGAGCGCTTGGGTCGTCTCAAACGGCGGCGACCCGCTCGGGCTCAGCTTTGATAGCTCGGTTGCCCAGATCGCTGTTGGTCCCGGAGTGGGAACCGTACCGCCCAACTATACCAACGT